GTTCGTCATAGCGACTGTTTTAAGGCTGCCATAACATAGTTGTCTGGCAGCTTGATTTTACCATTGCCGATTTCACTTAACCGGCTTAACATATCGGTCTCCCTGTCAGACCGCTCTTCATCGTCCTTAGCGTCGTCTATCCACCGGAAAACGCTCCGTATAGTTTCTTCCTTACACACCTGCTTCATGCGGTCATAGATGCGCACCTGTCGCCATCCGGGGCAAACAATCTCCCCCGATGCTTCAGCTTCACGAAGCGCCGCAATGATATTATACGGTTTAAGTATCTTAACTCCATCTCTGTAAGGCTGTTTTAGAGCTTTCTCGTACTCCGTCAAGAGCCGTATAGCCAACCCTTTAGGCTGCTGTCCATAATCGGCAAGGCGCATAAAGTCTTCTGTTATGTCATCAAACCAATCAACAGCTTTAAGCCGCGCCCTTAGATGGTCGGCCTCTTTTGAGTTAATTTTTTTAAGCAACCCCTCTTTCCCTCTCACACTCTCCTTTTCAGAAGGAGAGGTTTTCTTTTCTTTTCTTTCCTCTCCTTTACTTTCCTTTACTTTACTTTCCTTTACTTTACTGTCGGGTTTCGGCTCGCCGTTACTGGTTTTTAGGGTAGTTTCGGCAGGGTTACGGCTCTCCTTAACATTAGTTTTGGGGGTTTCGGCAGAGATACGCTTACGTTCCCTGTTTGCAAGGAGCGCAGAAAACCGCTCCTGATGAGCCTCGGAGTAGAGGACACCGTTTTTCATTTGCAGTAGGTCTATCTTTACCGCATAATCAACAATGTCTCTCAGTTCTTTTATCGAGACATCGAAGTCGGCAGAGAGCAACTCTATATTCAGGTCGCTCCATTCCACCTCAAAGAAGTCGCTGTCGCTTAACACCTCTAACAAATAGCACCACACAGCATACCCGGCGTGTGAATATTTTCTTCTCAACGCCTTTATTTTTATGTCATTTCTCATGTCTGCATCATGAGAAAAATAATCGGCGTTATTTTTCCTCGGTCTTGCCATATTATCTGTCAAAATAAATGTCAAACCTATCGGCTTGACAGGTGTCATAATACCCTTGAAGCTCTTCGTATTCCTCTTCCGTAAGGTCGGGCGCATCAGGACCACCCAACCCATATCTTCTTCTATTTCTCATATCCTTTTGGTTATATCTGTTCTTACATCTTCCGGGATATCTGAAAGAGAGAATGGCTGCCTGCCCACCAAGGACTTGCGGAGAAGACCTGCCCTGCGTACAAGATTATAAGCAACAGTGTTATCGGCAGCCTTCTCCTTGTAGGCTTCACACAACAGGTCTATATACCTGACCATGTCGTCTCTGTCGCTGTTGGGTATGACAACCATTCTACTACTCTCATTATATCATTTCAGTAAGAACCTGCGCGACGCTGCGACAGGTTTTATAAACTCCCGATAAAGGTCGGGGTGCGCTGTCTGAAACGCCTTTGCGTCAAAGCGCTCCTGGTCTTTGCCGGCTTTCCATGTGGCAAGCGTGGCATTGCCGTATGTCAAAGCTTCGGCATCGCCAAAAGCAAACTTTATCTTGTCCTCTAAGACAGCTTTTCTCTCTTTGAGTGCATCAAGCTCACGGCGAACAGATTTGAGCTCGTTGTAGGCGCTTAGAGTGGCCTCATCGGCCTCAATAACCTTGCCGTCGGTATGACGCGCATACTTCATAATCACATCACCACTCGTTACAGCAGGGGGCTCTTTGCCGCCCTGAATATTATCTATCCAGAAGCGGTCTGCCTCTTCTGTGAGCCACGCAAAAAAGTCGGGCACAAAAGAGAACTCTTTATACCCGAACTCTCTGCCGCTGACAAGCCACGCAAGCGACCCTCTCTGCATCTGTGCCACACCCAGATTCATCTGAAGCTGACAGAACCACCATTTAGGCAGGTCGTCAGGGTCAATATTCATCTGAGTGCTCTTGCACTCGAGGATTTGTTTATTGCTCTCATTTCTCTTGTCGCCCGCACTCCAATAGGTACGGTCCGGGCTGACACGCAGATGGGGCTTCTCCTTGCTGATGTACATGAACTCTGTTGCCGATGATTTGATGACCGTACTACCGGTCTCATCGGCGAAGAACTGTGATATAGCATCTTCCAGATACAGCCCCGCCTTCATGAGGAAACTCATCTCCTTTGGCGGGTCTATCCCCATCTTACGACGCCACAGTTGGTATGGTGTCTCATATGGGTTAAGCCCCACAATAGTGGCGACCTCGGAAGCGCCTATTCCTCTTCCGCGCGCCTCAAGCCAATCCTCACGGTTAAGAAATTTTACTCTCTTCCTTGCCATGATCACTTGTTTTTGCCGTTACCGTTGCCAAACAGCCTGCCGCCGTTAGCCGGTGCACCAGTCCCTTGCGCCTCTTGCAAAGCCTTTGCCGCTTTGCTTTCGGCAGCAGATGTTTTTTTCTTAGCTTCCGCCTCACGCTGTTTTGCCTCGAACGGCTCAACAAAACTTTCCTGTACGCTTGTTGTACCCTCTTTTATTGCGTTGGCGGTTGCACGCAGTTCGAATATCATCTCCTTATCTATCTCTTTTACGTCTTCAACCTCCAGATAGCTGAACAGCATATCCTGAGTGACGCCTATCTTAGCATAATACTCGACCATACGCTGCCGGCTCGTCTCAAGGTCTATACTCTTGCCAAGAGCGACCTCTTTGATGTTGGCGATAACGTTCTTAATGACAGCCTTAGGCACAACCTTAAGGACCGCATTACGGAACGCGATAGCGGAGGCTGCATTACCTGTTACGACCTGCATATCCTCGGAGTAGGTACGTCCGTATTTGTCGGTTATGCGGCGTTTTACCTCAACGGCAACGGCGAGGTTGGTCTCGAGGTCGTGGCAGACGCCCTGACTGGTGATGGTCTTGCCGTCGTTGCCGATGATACGTGTCTGCACACGCAGGTTGCCCCATGCACCCGCTATTATCTCAGCAAGGCGCACACTGACGCCCTCTATCACAGCACTGTCATTGCCCTTACCTCTACGGAGCGCATAGAAACAGTCCTCGGCTGTCTCGGTGTCCATAGTGGCGTAGGTCTCAATCTGGTTCAGCACCCTCTGCAGGTCGCGAGGGTATCTCTTTGCGGTGGTGATCTGTACATCCACCTCAGCCCTGTTCAGCGCCTCTAACGCCGTGGGCTGCATAACTGTTACTTCGTTTTCGTTCATAATGTTTTTGTTTTTTATTGGTTTTATAGGTTTGCTTGCTTCAACCCCTCGATCATACGGAAGTCCTTAAAGTTAAAGGCGGGGTTATCGCCCTCTATACGTTTTACAGCCTGTTCAAAGGTCTCGTCAGGTTCCATACGTGTGATATAGGTACGCCACACCTCGGCCTTACAAGCTTTGTATGAGGCCACAATAAAGCGCGCATGGTACAACGCATGCTCCTGTACCACAGTGAGCCTGTTAGTGCGCTCTCTCTTCTCTTCCCGGCTATCCTGACCCTTCGGAGTACCGTCTATCTCCTCAATCCTTTGGTAAACCTTTTCCATAGCATCCTTATCGACAGTGTGTATGCACCATAGGTACATGGCACAGACAAGGAGCGCCGTCAAGGCACACGCCAGAGTCTCGATGGTTGACAGGAACAGCAGGAAAGCGAGCGCTGTCC